TAAACACTGGAGAAATTATGCTATCAAAACAATTTTTGTATGAAGAGTATATTATAAAAAATAAAACGGCTACTGATATAGGAAAATCAATCAATCTTTCTGATACTCAAGTTAGATATTGGATTAAATATCACAATATACCAATGAAAAAACGTGGTGGTGGAGCAAGAACATTAGATTTGACCGGTATGACATTTGGTGATTATACTGTTATTGAACAAGTGAGTGGAAATGGACATTGTGCAATATGGAAATGTAGATGTAGTTGTGGTAGCATTAAAAATGTAAAATCTCCCTGCCTTCGTAGAGGGGAGATTAAAAGCTGCGGTAAATGCAAAAAGCATTATAGGTGGAACGGTTATGAAGAGATAAGCGGACAATATTTTAATAATATTCGTTCTGGAGCAAAAAAAAGAGGAATAGAATTTAATATTTCTATAGAGGAAATATGGAATCTATATATTAAACAAAATAGAAGATGTGCTTTATCTAATATTGAAATTTTCTTTGTACGAAATCATACTGTCTTTAGTAAAACACAAACTGCATCTTTAGATAGAATTGATTCAAATAAAGGATATTCTATTGATAATATTCAGTGGGTCCATAAAATGGTTAATAAATTAAAAAGAGAATATAACCAAGAATTATTTCTATATTGGTGTAATAGAATAACTACTGAGTCTAACTTAGATACAGATACATTCAATAGAATTGATAAAGAGGTTATGCAGTAAGGCGTATTTATAATTGAAAGGTGTTTTATGGGCAAGTATGACGTTTTAGTACTTAACAATCAGTATCAGCCTTATGATGTATGGCCTTGGAAAAAGGCAATCCAAAAGCTATATAAGGATAGAGATATTGAGCCAGTCTATTCAGTAACAGGTCAAATTTTAAAGCATGATATATTATTGCGTGACGGTAAAGGTAATCACTACGACTTGCCAGCCGTGGTTGTACTTAGAAATATTGTAGGAAACAAAAATGATATTGCGCCATACTCTAAAAGCAATGTATATGCCCGAGATTTGGGTATCTGCCAATACTGTGGTATTCATGTTAAACCACATTCTAGAACAATAGACCATATTATTCCACGCGCTCAATGGAATGATTCTAAGTACAAATTTAAGTGTGACTCTTTTGAAAATACCGTTCTATGTTGTCTAAAATGTAATCAAAAGAAAGCTGATAAGACACCGAAGCAGGCTGGTATGAAACTATTAAAAGAACCAAAAAAGATAACGCAAGCAAAGGCATACTATAACAAGTTAGCTATGCGTGAGTATATCCCAACTCAATGGAGAAACTTCATCGTATGAGTAAGAAAAGTAAGAACGCAAATAAGAATTCATTCACTCTTGAAAAAGAATTCAAGCCACGTACAATCAATCAAAACCTATATGTTCGCTCTATGATAGAGAATGATATTACGTTTTGCACTGGTATGGCCGGGACTGGTAAAGCACAACCAGTCACGTCTAAAATTATGACCCCAGAAGGGGAAAAAAGATTAGCCGACCTAAAAGTTGGTGATGATGTTTGTACGCCAGATGGTGGGTACTCCCCTATCAAGGGAATATTTAAGCAGGGTATTAAACCAGTATTTCGTGTTACATTCTCAGATGGAACTAGTACGTTGTGTTGCAAAGAACACCTTTGGAAGGTCCAAATAGATGGAAAGGACAAGATTCTCTCATTAGAGGAAATGATAAAAAATGGAATTAAATCTAATGGCGGTAAAAGAAGGTATAAAGTTCAGTTAACTGAGCCGGTACATTTTGACCATCAGAATGTTGAAATGGACCCATACTTACTTGGAGTACTAATTGGAGATGGTCATATAGTAGATTCTGTCAGTTTTTCAACTGCTGACAAACAAATAGTAGATTATGTAACAGAAAATATTAATTCTAAACATAAAATAACTAAAGATGGAAAATATGACTATAATATAGTTAAAAATGCTAAAATATACAGAAATGAATATAAAACTATACTTAAAAAGTATAAACTTCAAGGAACACACTCTTATAATAAATTTATTCCAAAAGAATTCCTCTATAATTCAATAGAGGTAAGACTAGAAATTTTAAGAGGTCTTTTAGATACTGATGGATGCATTGCTGATAAGGGTCATATAGAATATTCAACGTCATCAACACAATTAAAGGACGATATTATATTTTTAGTACAATCGCTTGGCGGATTAGCTAGAGTGACACAAAGAATACCAAAATATACTTATCGTGGAATAAAGAAGGACGGAAGAGTATCTTATAGAATCTATATAAGATTTAACAATGATATCATTCCGTTTAAGTTAGATAGAAAGGTTGAACGTCTTCATAATAGAACAAAGTATTTTCCTGCACGCTTTATTGAAAGTATTAAAAGAGAAGGTAAGCAAGAATGTCTATGTATATATGTAGATAATGATGAACATTTATACTTAACAAATGATTTCATAGTAACTCATAATACTGCATGTTGCGTAGGTCTAGCATCATCATGGCTCTATGAAGGAAAAATATCACGCATCGTTATTACGCGACCTATTGTAGAAACTTCTAAGAAGGGGTTAGGTTTCTTACCTGGAAATTTACTTGAAAAAGTACATCCATACTTAATTCCAATCTTGGATGAGATGAATACATACTTTCATCCGTTTGTAGTTGAGAAATTTCTACATGACGGAGTCATAGATGTTGTTCCTCTTGAGTATATGAGAGGACGTAACTTCCACGACACTTTTATGATTCTTGATGAAGCTCAAAATGCCTCATTTGAACAGATTAAAATGTTCCTTACGAGAATTGGTAAGGATTCCAAATGTGTGCTAAATGGAGATATTAAGCAGACTGACCTTTATGGAGATAGTGCTCTCGACTTCTGCATGAATCGTTTAGTAGATGTTGAGGGTGTTGGTGTTGTACGTCTAGGTGTAGAAGATATCCAAAGAAATGGAATTATTTCCAAAATTCTTGCGAAATTGGAGTAAAATTGGCGTAGTATGGACAGTCAATATAAAATACAGGCAGTTTATCTAGATGATGACTGCCTGTATCTTCCTATGGTAAGTAAAGAAGAAAATCCTATTAAAATTTCAAAAAGATGGGAAACTTTGATAAAAAACTACGATAGTAGGAAGATTGGGAGTATAGTAGTTGTTGACGAATGCTATAATGAGTATATGCAACGAGTAAAAATTTTTAGGATACAATTTCTATGAAAAATAGAATAATTCAACTTCCAACTGAAAATTGGGTGGAAACTGGACATCCAAATAAAGATTATGATGAAGCATATATGCTTGGATATATAGCAGCTCACATGGGCCAATCATTAGATGATAATCCATACGAACCTTCAAATCATGAAAGGGATACTACGTATAGCGATATAATGAACTATCATTGGTATAGTGGATTTAGTGATTACAAGTATGGAACATAAAAGATGAGTATGATAATATTTATATGTTTAGGTTTAATAGAATTGTGTATTCTTGCATTTGGAATTCATCTTATTATAAATAAGGACGATACATGAAGACAATAATTGCAGGCAGCCGTGAGATAACAGACCCATCTATTGTGGAAAGGGCGGTAGCAGCATCTTCCTTCAAAATAACTGAAGTTGTAGAAGGTGGTGCTAGAGGCGTAGATAAGTTGGGTAAAGAGTGGGCTAAGAAGAATGGCATCCAAGTAACTACATTTCCGGCTAATTGGAAAGATACTAAGCGGGCTGGTGCGGTCGTTAAGAAACGTAAGAACGAATGGACGGGTAAAATGGAAGAATATGATGCGGCAGCCGGTTCATTTCGTAATGAGCAAATGGCATCATATGCGGAGGCTTTAATTGCCATCCAAACTGGTGGAGATACTCCAGGTACGCAAAATATGATTTCGCTTGCCAAAAAATATCAGCTTAAAGTATTCGTCTATGGTGGAGAGGATTCAGATTATGAGAATGTATTTGGCAAATCTTAAATATACAATAAAGGAATCCATAAAAAGAAAATGGATTCCATTCCGCGACAATTGGATATATGTTAAATTTCCATTTATAGAGGAATTCTTTGAAAAACGTAAGGGTAGAGTTAAGAGCTATTATTCTCAACGTAAAAAGCGTTGGATGTATGAAATTAAGAATGAGGAAGAAAACTTTCCAGAAGTAATTAAGACAGTAGAATTGACTAAGGAAGAAAAGCAAAAGATATACTCTGACTTCCAAGAAGGTAAATCATTCTGCCTATTCCAAGAATGGAAGAAGAAAAACAACTTATGATTACACGCTACTATATATGTGATAACTGTGGACATGAACTAAGTGTCCGTCAAGAGCTTCATGATGAGAAGAGATTAAAGAAGTGTCCCGCATGTAAGAAACATACATTGTACCAAGACCTTACGGGCCAACATACATACGTGTATGGTGAGCCAACTACTGTAATTCATCAGGCTGATAGAAATGCTTCAAAAGCTGGAAAATATGAATTAGAAGCAAAAAGGCGAGAAGCAAAGATAAGTAAAGATAAGCCACGCTTAGAACGTCTAAAGAAGGCAGGCTTAATCAAGGAATCCGCCGAGGAAGTTCCAGAAAAGAAGCCGGTATGGTATAATCCTGAGGGTAAGAATCTTTCCAAAGAATTAGAGCCTGTCCTAAAATCTAAAACTAAAATCCGTAAATATATTAAAGATGGAAAAATAGAATGAGTGATATAATTGCTACTGTTACTATTCCCGAACAAGAATCCTTAGGATATAAACTAATTAAGGAAGACCACATTAAGTGTGGAAACTGCAATAAAAAGTTACTTACAGTAGCAAAAGTAAAAGAATCGCCGCAAAAAAATTACTTCATTGTGAAGTGTGCTTACTGTGGTGATAAGTCCTTCAAATATTTAATAGAAGGAAAAGTGTATGTTGGGGCGGCCGATGGAGTCGTGATGGCTAGATGTGACACAGACTATCCGACTGACCAAACATATATTTCCAATATAGAGATGGAGAAAGCAAAATGATTACATACCAATATGTATTGAAAGATGGGGTGGTTACGGCTGACCCAGGCAAAGAGAAAGTTTTAGCGCAAATCACATATAGTGATGAGATGGAATTAACTACGTATTACGTACTTTGTTCGAGCGGAACACTGTATAATCCGTATACGGCCGGATTAGGTTACGACCGACCGCATATGAGATGGAAACTTTTAAAGGTTAATGAGGGAATTTTTAATCTATATCTCTCATTCCTTAAATCTAGAAAGACAGCGACACTACGTCAAGCAGAAAGGCTAATATAACAATGGCTAAGAAACTAACAATTATTGAAGATTACTATGTGCGGCAAAATCCAGAGGGCTTATCGGCCTCAGAGTTATCTAAACGGCTAAATAAGCCAATGGAACCAATTCAAAAGGTTTTAGATGAAGTGGCCGAAGAAAATAGAATTAAGGAAGAAGCTGAAAAGTCTAAGCGTCGCGGCGACACCCACTTTAGACAAGTAATGGGGCGAACTACTGGAACCGGCAAGAAGAATAAGGTAGCGATAATGACGCCTGCGGCTTCCCAAGTAACAGACGAAGCCAGAAAAAATGGTGGCAAAAAGAAGCAAGACCAAAAGCATATATATAAGCCATATGTGGAATAAATATGCTCTCATTTCAAAACGATGAATGGATTACAGAGTATAGAGAGGGAAATCCAATATGGATTGCCACTTTAAATGATGGAACTATCGTATTTCGTGATGACGGAAGGTGGCCAAATAAAGAGTGGTCAGCCTGGATTCGTCTTAAGAAATATTGTATGGAAACTGGACTATATATTAAGTCATTTAGGTTCGGTTTTCGTTCCAATATGTTTAATCTTCAAGATGATGCTGATGGATATTCTTTTATTCTTGGAATAAGAGGTAATTACGGGTCAGACGTTCCAATGCACTTTTGGAAAATTGGAATTGTTGAAGGACAGGGCGTTAACTTGCGTAAGTGGTATGTGCCAGAAATGATGCCAAAGGAACTTGAAGTAAGACGTTTAGAAGATTGTTTAGAATATACTATTTTGAAAGGTTAATTATGTGTTTAAGTGTTGTTTTAAAGAGTAGGATTGATACTGACTCTAGGTTTACTAATATAGCAGAATATCATCCATTAGATAAGACTAGTAAAGTATTTTATTATAGACATAATAGTAAAATTAGTATTCCTTCTAAAATCATAGGATATAAAGCTGTTGCAGCAAGTAATGGTAATGGATTTTTTCTGTCAATTCCATCCAATTATACATATGGTGAAGAATTAGATTCTAAAGTTGTTCCAGTACAAAACGAAAATCAAATCTATATGTCTGGTTTTCATGTAATTCCAAGACTTAGTGATATTATAAAATATATAGGAGCTAGATTTCTTCAAAATTTGATTGATATATATATGGTAGAATTATCAGATATTACTTCTATAGGTTTTGAAAGAAGTTATCATGGAATAATGGGATTTGTAGATATCCCTTGCTATGTTGGTAATAAAATGAAAATACTTAGAAAATGTTTAACTTATGATATTTCATATGGAAAAATAAAATCAATACATGAAAAACTATAGAAGTATATACGGTGCTGGAGATATAACTATAGGACAGTATATCGCCGAGCTTATGGTTAGTCGACAAGCAAAATGGAAAAAGGTTAATCTCCCTGACCGCTTTTGGAAGGATGAATCTTACATTCAGTGGACCAAGACTTTTAGAATTCAAAAGATGAGGGTTGACGCCCTTCACAAATCAGGGTATGATTACAGTGTCATCCTCAAGGCCCTCAACTCTAGTCAGGGTCAATATATAGCCTCTCTACATAATAAGAAATTAGATTTCCTCCTCGAAGAGGAACAAAGAAAAATTAATTTAGAAAAAGAGGTTGCAAAACCTCAGCCAAACTTGGAAATATCTTCAGTAGAAAAGGTTTCAGAGGAACCTAAAAGTAAGAAGACTAGTATTATTTCCAAGTTGAGGGACTAAATGAATCAAAAAGAGTTAGCTGAAAAAGTTCAAAAAGAACTACTAAAGAAACATGATAATATGCCAGTCGTATACGACGCTGAAAAACTAATTAATAGGAAAAGAAATGTAATTAGTGTCAGTCCTGCGATTGATTTGGCGATTGGCGGCGGTATCATGGAGGGTACGTGGACTATTATTAGCGGGCAGGCAAAAGTTGGAAAGACGCTGTCTGCTATGCAAATAGCAAAGAACGCCCAAACCCAATATGAAAAGTTCGTATACTACGTAAGTATTGAGTCGCGAATTAAAAGAAGAGATATTCTCGGCATTCCTGGCTTTAACAAAGACTTATGTAAGATTATTCAGTCGGAAAAAGGATGCATTCTAACGGCGGAAGATTTCTTAAATGATACTATGCTAATTATGAAGACACATCCTGGATGCGTAATCATATTAGATAGCGTATCTGCTCTGTGTTCATCTGATGAATTTTCTAAGGATATTACATCAACTGGTCGTGCTAACGGGCCAAAGTTATTAGCTTCATTCTGTCGCCAGATGGCTGGCGTAGTACCAGCTAATGACATAACCGTAATAATGATTCAACATCTTATTGCAAATACATCTGGGTATGGCCAACCGTATATTGAAGACGGCGGCCAAAAAATTAAGTATCAATTCGATACTAAAATCCGCTGTAAGGGAGTGCAAAAGTGGTTAGAAACTGATAAGACCCAAGTTGGTAATATCTTAACGTGGGAAGTATTAGGGAGTCCACTTAGTGCCCCAGGAAAAACATGTGAATCTTATGTAAAGTTTGGATATGGTATTGATGCTGAAATGGAACTTGTAACTGTTGGGACAGAATTAGGATTGTTAAGTAGAAGTGGCGCGTGGTACGCTTTAGACTTTCTAAAAGATAATCCAGAATTTACTAAGAAGGCAGAAGAAAAATTCTGCGGGCAAGAATCTGTTAAGGTATTTCTAGCCGAAAAACCAAAAATTAAGCAGTATCTCTTTGAAAGAATAAAGGAACTGTCCTAAATGGAAGTTATCGGTTTAAATAATAAAAGTTATAAATGGAACCCGCTTAACAACAAGCGGGTTTATTCTTCATGCTCGACCTACCACGAAAAAGCAAGAAAGCTTATCAAAGAGCTATATCCATTCGATATTATTATTGAGGAAGTTGACTTGCCAGGAACGTCTACAGCAAGCAACGCCACTTTACGTGCAGACTTCTTTATTCCAAAGGCAATGATGCTTATTGAAGTACATGGTGAACAGCACTATACATTTTCATCTATATTTCACGGTAATGAGGCTGAATTTAAGCGTTCAAAATTAAAGGATGATAATAAGAGAAGGTGGTGTATGCTGAATAACATAAAGTATGTCGAACTACCATACAATGAAAGTGAAGAAGAATGGCAAAAAAGAATACAGGCGTAAATGAAGTAGAAGCCTTTTTACGACAAAATTGTCCAGAAAAAGTAGAAGAATTTCTTACATTACTTAACAAAAAGGCCGCTCCTAAAAAGGCCAAGAAAAAAGTAGCTTCTAAAAAGAAGGCACCGGCAAAAAAGGCTAAGCCAAAGAAGAAAGCTTCACCAAAGTTAATAGAAGAAAAAACACATATACATGTAATTCGTAAGGAAAACACTTCAACATCCAACATTAAGTATGATGAAAATGGAAATAAGATTGGTGTTTATATGCGACGGGAACCAATATGTGTTAAGCCAAAATTCGTAGATGATGGTAAAACTGATAAGAATGATAAGGTTAATAAGAAGCTTAAGAAGCTAACTGTGCGTACTGAGCGTAGACCGCCCGCTCTAGTTAAGATTGTTTGCGCGGGAACATGCGGAAGAACGCTCGAAGTAAGTAAAAAGCTATTGCATAACGGCGAATATACGTGTGATAGATGTATAATGGGAAGGATAAGAAATGCTTAGTGACATTGGTATGGAGCGTGCCGTTTTGGCAGGAATCGCTCAGTTTAGTGGTGACGGCCTAGCAGAAATACAGGACATTGTTAATGTATTTACGTTTACTGACCCAAGCAATCAAATGCTATTTAAGTGTATGGGCGAAGCCACACGTCAAAACGCCAAGCTAGATATTGCCGCACTAATCTCGGCGGCCAAAGAACTTAACTTATATGAAACTGTTGCTTCTTCGAAGAAGGATATTGAATACATAAATTCACTATTTTCTTTTCCTATTAATTTAGAGAATTTAAGGGGTTTTGCAAAAAAGTTGGCGAAATTAGAGTTTGCTAGAAAGGCTCAACTAAAACATAAGGAAGCATATGATGCATTATCCAAGTTAAAGGGTAGCGAATCAATTGATGAGATTATTGGAATTTCTGAACGTCCAGTTTTTGATATTCTTCTTAATGCTGAAGGTAAAAGTAATGAGCCGGTATTAATTGCTGAAGGTATGGAAGAATATGTTCAATATCTGCTTAATAATGAGATAGAGAATGTTGGTATTCCAACACCATGGCCAATATATAATGCAGCAATTGGCGGCGGATTTAGAACTGGTGGCGTTAATATGATTGGTGCTCGGCCTAAGGTCGGGAAGTCGACTTTATCTAAAGAGTTGATAATGCACGTAACGACAAACTTAAATATTCCGATTTTATACCTGGATACTGAAATGGAACAGAAGGATACGTTTATACGTTCTTTGGCTTCTTCAGCAAAAATTCCAGTAAATATTTTGGAACGTGGAAAGTTTAATAAGTCCGACTTAATGCGTGGCATGTTTATAAATGCCTATGAGGAATTAAAGAAGAATAAATTGTTCTTCTATAAGAATGTTCCAGGCTATAAATTTGAAGATATTTTATCTATTATCCGCAGATGGATAATTAAACATGTTGGATTCAATGATGATGGAACTACGAAGAGATGTCTTATTGTATATGATTACTTCAAACTTATGGATAAGAGTGACCTCAATTCACTCAAAGAGTATGAAGCTCTTGGTTATCAAATAAGTACGTTTACAGATTTTGCGAAGCAATTTAACTTTGCTACGCTAGCGTTCGTACAGTTAAATCGTCAGGAAGAAATTTCTCAATCAGATAGATTACGCTGGCTATGTCATTCATTTTCCTCTTTTATTGAAAAAACATCAGAAATGATTGGTGAGGATGGTGGCATTTCATCTGGTAATAGACGTATGTATATTCATGATGCTCGCTTTGGACCAAAGCTTAATGCTGGCGAACATATTAACTTTTTGTTGAATGGTGACATGAATCAAGTCTACGAAATCGGCTTAAAGGAAACTCAGAATGAAGGGAACGAAGTCGTATGATTTGGAGGAAATATCATATCGGTTAGCAGAAAAAATTCCAGAACTTGTTGAAGAGCTAGGAATTACATATGATTATATTGACATGCCAGACCATCTATCTATGGCATGTCCAATCCACGAAGGAGATAATCCTCAAGGATTCTCCATCTTAAAAAAGGGTGTAGGTAATTGGAAGTGTTTTACTCATGGATGTCATGAGAAATGGGGAACTCCTAAGGGAGCTTCACTTATTTCACTTATTCAAGCCTATCTAAATATACCTTTTAATCATGCTGTTGAGTGGGCAGCCAAGTTTGTCGGCGTAGCCGCATCTACAATGGAGCAGTTAGATTCGTTTGATGAAAAAAGTAAATTCATTCAAACATGTAAACTGTTACAACCAAAGATGGTAGAATCAAAGATAATTCTTACAAAGGATTATCTTCGCCGACAAATAAGTATTCCCGCCGAATATTTTCAAAAAAGAGGTTTTTCCGGCGACATTCTTAAAAAATACGATGTTGGAACTTGTATAGATACTAGTAAGCCCTACTATAATAGGGTCATAGTACCACTCTACGCTGACGATGGCAATGGAATTGTCGCATGTACTGGCCGAAGTATCTACGAACAATGTAAAAAATGTAAATATTACCACAATCCAACGGCTAGATGTCCAATTTCCGGCATAGAACAGATGAATGCCTCAAAGTGGCGAAATACATCTTCTAACGTATTCGAAGATTATCTGTATAATTTTTGGAATGTTAGCGGAAGTGAACCTATTATATTAGTGGAAGGCGCCCCAGATGTATGGAAACTTGTCCAATGTGGACTACCCAATGTAGTCGGACTACTTGGAACAAAGTTTACAGATTTACAGAGGAAGAAGCTTGAAAAAAGCGGTGCCATGACCTTAATAGTTGCTACAGACAATGATGATGCCGGGAATCAGGCTCGTCTACGAATTAGAGAAGATTGTAAAAGGCTGTTCAATATAATTGATGTAGTTCCTTCGAAGAAGGATTTTGGTGATATGACTAAAGATGAAATACATGAATGTTTTAGAGGAGTATTATGACACAAATTTTAGCGTTCGCAGGAACTAAACAATCGGGAAAAACTAGTGGTGCTCATTTTGTTAGTGCATATATAACATCACAAATAGCTCGCCTAAATATGGATGAGCCGATGTTTCGGACATTTGACCAAAATGAACGTGGAAAAATTATCGTACCTATCTCAAATGAAGATAGTGGCATTTTTGATTTCTCTCGTAGAGATGAGGAATTTGCAGAATACGCAAATCAATACATTTGGCCATACTCTAAAATATATAACTTTGCTGAAAAGTTAAAGGAGATATGTCATAAAGTATTTAATATTCCATACAATCAGATATATGGAAGTGATGCTGAAAAGGCATTACCCACTCAATATACTTGGAATACTTTCCGTCCTGACAAGAACGGCTTTCTTTCTGGCAGAGAATTCATGCAGGAATTCGGCTCATTTTGCCGTAAGCTCTATCCCTCCATATGGATAGATAATACGATGAAGATGATATATGAAGATGGTAGTGATATAGCTATTATAGATGACTGTCGTCACTTGAACGAAGTTGAAGTTTTAAGAAATGAAGGAGCGTTAATCGTTAAACTAAAAAGAGATATATATGACGATAAGCACTCATCAGAGGATGAAATAAGAAATGCTCCAGATGAGTTATTTGACTTAGTTATTCCTAAAACTTCAATCCAAGATAAGAATCAGCAGGTGTTGGATTTCTTGTATGAAAAAGGTTGGTTTACAAAACATATTCCACTGGAGGTATAATGGATATTGACTATATTAGAAGTTCTAGTTATAATAATTGGGACTTCTGTCAGATGCAATACTACTTGACATATGTTCTTGGAATACAAAAACCGACACCAAAAAGTGCTGATAAGGGAACTGTTGTCCATAAAGTAATGGAAAGTCTTGCTTTATTGAATAAGAATAAGAAGCTGTTTGGTAAGTATGCATTTAGTGACGATGTATGTGGAAACTTGGAATTCTCTGATGACGAATGGAATAAGGAAACAAGGCTTTCTAATACTGAAGTTATAATCATCAATAATGAACGGTCAAATCCTTACACTTATAAGTCATCTTGTAAAATTCAATATCCATCAACTAGGGTTGGTGTTGATGTAATAAAGACACTATTCGACCTATCTTATAACTACTATAGTAGTAGAAGTCCAGTTAAGTGGAATGAGACAGACCGTAAAGACTGTTGGAACTGGACTTGGATTCCTCTTGAGTATAAAGACGGGATATTCGACCCAAGAAAGTTGAATATTGTTGATGCAGAACCACACTTCGATTTAGATGTTGGTCAATTTTCTATTAAAGGTACGATTGACTTAGTAACTTCTCCAAACGATGAATCTATTGAAATAGTAGATTGGAAGGGACTGCCAATTGATACAAAAATTCCTACACCAAACGGTTGGTCTACAATGGGAGACTTAAAGGTTGGAGATTTTGTTTTTGATAAGGATGGTAATACAACAAAAGTACTTGGAAAGTCTCAAGTAAAGTATAAGAATTGTTATGAGATTATTCTTAATGATTCTAGTTCTGTAGTATGTGACGATGAACATCTATGGTTACTCCGTAATGGCTCCGTTGTACCTATTACTGACTTAAAAGTCGATGATGAAATAGATGTAGCTAAACCGCCAAATTCAAAGGTTGAATTAAATGTAAATCCTAATGTCTATTCTGGTAATTACAGAACTGTTACATCAATCAATTTGCTTAGTGAAAAAAGATACACACAGTGTATCATGGTTGATAGTCCGTCTTCGACATATTTATGTACTGAAAATATGATTCCAACTCATAATACTGGACAACGTAAAAACTGGGCGACAGGTAAGAGAAAAGACTACGCATCCCTATGTAATGACTTTCAACTTATGTTGTATTTCTACGCTGCAAAACGTCTCTATCCACAATACAAATATTTTAGCGTAACCATCTTCTTTATTAGAGATGGTGGACCATTTACAGTGTCATTTGAGGATGAGCACGTAGGTATAGTAGAAGAAAAGTTGAATGCACGTTATAAGGAAATACTAAATAGTAGTCAACCTATGATGTGTGACCCAACGCAGAACGACGTTAAGTGTGAGAAATTCTGTGAATTCTTTAAGATGAAGGGCGACGACGGAACAAATCTTTGTCGCTTCCTACATGATAAGATTGCCGTTGAAGGTATAGATGCTGTAACAGAAAAATACAAACATGAATCACACTCGACAAAGAATTATAAGGCTCCGGGGGAATAATGTATACTTCTATTAGAACACATTCACACTTTTCTTTGCTAGCTTCCTCGGCTAAAGCAGAGAAAATTGCTAAAACTTGTGTGGGTCTTGGACAAAAAAGCTGCGTACTTACTGATTATAATTGTTTGAGCGGTGCTATTTCATTCGGAAGAGAACTCGGTAAGGTTGGCGTAAAGCCAATTTATGGCGTAAGAATTCTTACGCCGACAATGAAGTATGTAAGTTTAATAGCGAAAAACTTACAGGGTTGGAAACAGCTTATTTCGCTCGTTTCATATGCAAATGAACAAAAGAATATTGTAAGTTATAAGCCGACCTTAACAGTTGACGAAATAATTGAAGCTATGAAGTCGGGCAATTTAATACTTACTTTCGGCGGCATTGATTCTAGTCACGAGAATGATAGTGTGGCCCGCCTGCTCTCATCCGTAAAACATGAAGATATGTTTGCGGAAATTGAGTCGCCCGCCGACAAAATAACTGCCCATATTCGTTCATTACCCCTAAGAAAGGTCGCGGCGAAACCAGTCTTTTATGCTACGCGAAAGGACGCCATTGAACATCGTGTTCTACTTGCATCTAATGAAAAATCAACAATAGAACAAATAAATAGACAAAGACTACGTGGTAATTCATCATGGATGGACAGATTTTTCGCGGAAGATATATACAATCTTTCTTCTATTAATGAATTGAAAGAGTTTGGATTTCTAGATGATGAAATTTCTAATACGCAAATCATAGATGAAATGTGTGAAGCGTATAAGATTACTAATCGGCCAAGTCTTCCAAAATTTGACTGTCCTAATGGAATGGATGAAGATGCATACGTTAGACAGTTATGCCGCGATGGTTGGAAGCAAAAACGCTTAAAGAGTTGGGACGAAAAGACTTATGTAGATAGAATTAATAAGGAATTGGGAGTTATTAGTGAGGCGTCACTCCCTGGCTATTTCCTTATAGTTAGGGATTTCATCCAACATGCTAAAGATAATGGTTGGTTAATAGGCGCGGCGCGTGGCTCAGGAGCTGGCTCATTAGTAGCATATTTATTAGGCATTACATGTATTGACCCAATTCCATTCGATTTGTTGTTTGAGCGTTTTTACAACGCTGGTAGAAACACTAAGGATAAAGTTAGTTATCCTGATATTGATGTTGATGTACCTGTTCACAAAAGACAATTAATCATTGATTATATTAGAGGAAAGTATGGTGCTGATAGGGTTTGCCATATCGCGACTTTCGGCTCATTACAGGGTAAGGGAGCTATAAAGGAAGTTCTTCGCGTACATAACGTATGTGAAGCTAAAGAAATCGACCATATAACTGCTCAAATTCCACCAGAATTCCAAATTATGGATGCTTTGGAAGAGAGCGGTGAAGAATCTGTACTACGATGGACATTAGAAAATGAGCCATCAAATTTATCGGACTGGGTGTTCCTAAATGATGATGGCACACTTGGAGGACAGTACGCAGAATACTTTGAGCAAGCAATCAATTTGGAAGGCGTGTATAAGAGTCGCGGTAAACATCCATCTGGGATTATCATTTCTCCATCGTCATTAGACGCAATCTGCCCTATGATGTGGGATATAAAATCTGAAGAAAAAATAGCTGGTATGAATATGGGAGATTTAGAAGAATTAGGACTTGTAAAATTTGATGTTCTTGGACTACTAGCACTAGATAAATTAATGGGAGTTAGAAATTTACTTTTAAGGGGTAAAATAGAATGACAGAGTATATTCGAAAGTGTGTTAGTAATGGATTTTCGGTCCAAAAGGGTGATGTAGTTATCTGCCCGCTTAATCTAAAACAAGTCATAGAAAGAAAGTATCAAGTCTATTCGAATAAGTATTCCTTCTTATACAAGGAAGAAGAGTTAGACATCGCCGTTGATAAATTTCTACTTCTTTTACCAGAGGAAAAGTGCTAATGAATTTGATTCCATCGTTAGATACATGTGGACGGTGTGAAATATTCCAACGATTAAATGGATGTACGCCTGTACATGGAACTGGACCAAAACATTCATCAATCATGATAGTTGGCGAAGCTCCTGGCGAAAATGAAGTAACTGTCTGCCTTCCATTCGTTGGTGCCGCTGGAAGAATGCTAAATACATTATTGAAGGATGCCGGTATTAATAGGGAAAAAATATACATTACAAATGCTGTAAAGTGTCGCCCTACGGATACTGGAAAAAAGAATAGGCCGCCGACCGCCGACGAAATGGCGAATTGTGCCGAATATATCTGGGAGGAAATTGCGATAGTTCGCCCGAAAATAATCTTTACACTCGGGAAAACACCAACATATATGTTATTGCACGGAGCAGACACATGTATACCGTTTAGACCAAAAAAGACTTTTAAGCTAGCAGATTACGTTGGAAATACTTTTACGTGCGCTTTTAATGGTCATATTACTAGTATAATACCAAACTATCATCCCTCTTTTTTAATGCAGCACGGCAAGGGATATATAGATACAGCAACAAAAGTATTCAAAGATGGGCAAACATAAAAAACACTTCTTATCCTCTATGGACGAGGGCAATAAGGGCGAACAAATAGTAATAGCTATTCTAAATAAGAATGGACATAAATGTGAGAAAATAGATGGAAGATTATATTATGACTTAGTAATGAATGATACAGATTTGATTGAAGTCAAGTATGATATTATGTCTAAGAAAACTGGTAATATTGCCATAGAATATTGGAATTGCAAGAGTAATACACCATCAGGTATAACTGCAACTTCTGCCAAATATTGGGTACATATAGCTTTTTCAAAAGATGGTACTATGTCAGTATATATGGCAGAAGTAGATATTTTAAAGAAATGGATTCAGAATACTCCACCAAAGAAAACTATTAAGGCAGGTGGCGATGATAATGCCGACCTATATATTTATGGGCAGGATGTTGCATTTGGAAGTGGGTCACCTTTTAAGAGGATAAATTAAGTGAATAGACAAGATATAATATTTTTAGATTTTGAAACTACAGGAATTAATCCGTATACATGTCAGCCAACAGAATTGGCTGCTGTCGTCATTGATGGTCGTCGCCTTACAATTCGTGAAGACTCAGTCTTTACAAGTTTGATAAAACCGGAGTTCGATGAAGATAAGTGTGCTGCTCTTAATCTAGACCCAATGAGCGAGGAAGCTGCTAGAAAGACCGGGATAAGTTTAGATATGTTGAAGGATGCCCCAGAACCATCTGTTGTGTGGGAAAACTTCAAACAGTATGTTAAGCGGTGGAATCCATCAGGCTCTAAATGGAACGCCCCAATAAAGGCGGGCTTCAATATAGTGAACTACGACGCGGTAATTATAGATAGGTTATGTGGTGGCCATTTCCACGTATTAAAGAGCAGTTTGGACTTCCTATCAAAGACGAAAGCATTTTCAAATGTAAAAATTCCACGATTGACTGACCCATATGGCTTTGGACCATGGGACGATAAACGTATGGAAGAAACACTGTTTGCTCCGCGAGACATTATTGACTTAATGCATATCGTATGGCTATATACAGAGAATAATCCAGAAATAACTTCTATCGGCATGGATGCTATGCGCGAGTATTTGGGAATTGAAAAGGATGGTGCCCACAGGGCGGAAAAAGACGTTTTAGACGGCGCAAATATACTAATAAATTTCCTTACGCTGACCCGTAAGGTCGCCGGAAAAACAAAATTTAAAGGAACAATGAGTGGAAAAGTATAAATTTGATTGTGGCTGCGAATTCACTGTAGAATCGCCGACAATTAAGGAAATAGACGGCCTTCCGTCATTACATATTGATTTTTCTTCTATTAACCATAACTGTCCAAAAACGTGGGAAGTGTTCCATAGCGGAATGACTAAGGGAGTTTTCCAGTTAGAAAATAAGCTTGGTCAAGATTGGTCTAAAAAGATAAAACCGTCCAATCTAGACGAGTTATCCGCTGTTATCAGCGTTATTAGGCCAGGAACATTAAAGTCTAAGTTGGACGGTACGTCCTTGACACAACACTTCGCTGATAGAAAGAATGGAAGTGAGTCAACAGAATTCATTCATGAATCTCTAAGACCAATCCTAGCTTCAACTTATGGAATCCTTGTATATCAAGAACAGGCAATGAGAATTGCTGTAGACCTAGCTGGTTTTAATTTGCAGGAAGCAGATACCCTAAGAAAATGCGTTACTGGAGATACTACATTCATATCTAAACAGAGGGGCTTCATTTCAATAAATGAACTACTTGAAACTGGATATGAGAATGATGATTTTCTAATCATGGATGAGAATGGTGTCCAAAGATGGAAAAAAATCGAAAAAATATGGTCGACAGGAAAACATGATGTTGTAGAAATTGAGACTATAAACGGTCTATCTGTTAAAGCTACAAAATATCATCAGTTTTTAACAAATAATGGATGGAAGGCTAGATGTAGATTAGATGACAATGATTATCTAGTATGTCCAAGTGTTATTTCTTATGATGGGAAGGACGAAATTAGTGAAAATCTAGCAATTATTATTGCTGGACTTATTACTGAAGGTTATTTCGTAGATTATAATTGTGCTACTTTTGTTAATTATGATGATGAAATGATGCAAACTTTTGAACATGCCATGTTAGAAGAATTTGACTTCAAGAAAACTACTACTAATAAAACAGTATTTAGAATTCATAAAGAGGAAAAAGAAAAAATAAGTAAGTATCTTACTTATGGAAAATCTGAAAGTAAATTTATTCCATCAGTAATGATGAGAATGGCACTTGAAACTACTAGAAAATTTTTATCATTTATGTTAGCGGCTGAAGGTGGTATATCAAAAAACGGTCAGTTTGAATATTCATCAAAGTCAGAAAAATGTATAAAGCAGGTACAATTATTATTATTGAGATTTGGAATACGGTCTAACTTAATCAAGACTTATAATAAAAAGTATCAGCAATCATACTACAAATTATATATAAATGATGTAATTGAACAGAAAAAATTATTAGAAGGATTAACTATTTTATGGCCAAAATCTAAAATAGAATCATTAACAAATGTTATTAATAAGAAGGGGCCATCATCATTTACAATAGATATTATTCCAAATAATATAGTCATGAAAATGATAAATCAGTTTCCTTTTATTGGTAATAAGGAAAGTGGTAGTATTTATAGAAAACCTATTTCTAAAAATAGATTTAAAAGATTAGCATTAGCATCAAATGATAGAACATGGGTAAATTTTTCGAATGGGTTACATTCTTACTATTCTATAAAAAATAAAAATAATAAAACTAGACAAGTTGAAACTTTTGATTTTACTGTAGCTGGTGGAGACACTCCATATATTATAGCCAATGGTATCGTTATACATAATAGTATAGGAAAAAAAATACCTGAGCTTATGACTCAGGTAGAAATATTATTTCTTGAAAAATCTAAACAGTTAAAGATTGTTGATGATAATACAGCTAAAACCATTTTTAGTTGGATTCGTGAGTCACAAAAATATTCATTCAATAAAAGTCACGGAGTTGGCTATAGTGAAATAGGATACTGGTGTGCATATGTTAAGGCTCACTTTCCAATTCATTTCTATACTTCGTGGCTATATTATGCAAAGGATAAACAGTTCTCTCAAGAAGAAGTAGAACTCTTAATTGAAGATGCCTTTAAGGCCGGAATTAGCGTTTTACCTCCAACAATAAAGTATGGAAATGATGTAGATTTATCTCACTTCTTTACTAAGAATGGAAATATATATTTTGGTGTAGCCGATATTAAAAAAATTGGTGACTCTTTAGCTAAAAAACTTTCAGTAGCAATTGGAAATGGTGAGCAAGAGCTTGGAAAGAAGATAGGCGATTGGTCATGGTATGAATTTCTAGTATTTATTGGCGACGAGATTAGTTCCTCTGCCATGAATAATCTTATTGCTGTTGGTGGAGTTGACTATCTAGACTGTGGAATGTCAAGAAATGGTAAACTTTTTCAATATAATGTGTATAACCAGTTGGATACAAAGGAAAAGCAGTATATAAAGTATATAGGAGTATCCTCACTTGAGGACGCTATCCTAAAAATCCTCAACGATACACTTCTAAAACGTACAGTTAATAGAAGAAAAAAGTTGGGGGATTTGCTTCACTCGCTTCGCGATGCTCCTTATTCTACTAAGGATACGCGATATCAAATTATTAAGGCCGAACAAGAATTGCTCGGCGTCCCAGTATCATGCAGCAGAACTGACGAGTGTTCGGTCAGTGGCGAGTCAATGTGTGTAGACATACCTTTTAAGAAAGGTAAAACTACAATTGCCGTCGAAATTCTTAGCATTCGCGAACATATTATAAAGAGCGGTGCTTCTAAGGGCAAAAAAATGGCATTCCTTAAGGTAAAAGATTCTTCGGGCACATCTGATGATGTCGTCATCTTTTCCGAAAAATATGAGGAAGCGGCTGCCCTTATCACAAAAGGTAACACCCTATTACTTGGAGGTGTTATATCTAATAAAAACAATAAAGTATCATTCGTAGTAAATGAGGTAACACAAATATGATAGGTCCGGTAGAACAACTCCATATAGATAATGGCTTCTTTTTTAAGTTGCAAAAATTGCCTAAAAAGACATCTTATGTGTTAAAGATGCCGGAATGTAATGTGTTTAATCATATTAAACCCTACGAAAGAACTTATACCTTGAAAGGTGATATTATAATTGCAAATGATTCCTATAAGGATAAAACCTCAAAAGTTAAAATTCCAATACATGTGTTTAGGCCACTTGTTTTCTTGGATGTATTGCTACAAGTTTCAGTATACGGAGTGTCCCCGAGTTTGGTTATTCTTTACGATGAAAATGATAGACCGCTCATATCACAGGACATCTATGAATTTTTTAATGTTGATTTGACAATAGAGCAGGCTAATGAGGAAAAGATGTTATTTGAAGAAATTCAAAGTATTATGAATCATGATTTTACGAATAATGATTCGACGTGTTATAAGATTTTACAAAATTGTGCGATTAATGGAGGACTTGTATGAGTATTACATCAAGTGGTGTTGGTAGATTTGTTAGAGACCCTGAATTGAAGACGGTTGGACAAACTGTCGTATGTGAATTTGCCCTAGCGGTAGATGAAAGACGAAAGATTGGCGATAAGAGTGAAAATGTCGCCAACTTCTTCAACTTTGTCGCCTGGGATAAGGGTGCGGAAACTTTAGTTAAGTATTGCAAGAAGGGTGACCAAATTTATTTTGAAGCCACTCCTCGGCAAGAAAAATGGACTGATAAGACAACTGGAAAGCCTCGTGATAAGGTAATTTTCCGCGTGAATCAATTTAAGTTTTTAGCAAAGAAGCAAGCTGCTGATTCTTCCGCTCCAGTGGAAGAAGAAGCGCCCTTCTAATGTAGAATACGGGGCCGTAAGGAGTAAATGTCTTACGGCCCATTTTATTTTTGGAGATATCATGAAAAAAGATACTTTTAAGGCGTTGCGTGATAAAGTGATTAATATTAGAGAAAGCAACTATGTTGACGAGATAGTATCTATCATAGTAGAAAAATTGATGAAGCAACTACCTAATATTAAAAACTCTAATGAAGTATACTCATTGGAATATTCATTTAGTGAGTATGATAAGAAAGATATAATAGAAGCTTGTAAGATAATTGAAAGTAAAGTTCCAGGACTATATTTATTATGTAAGAATAGAAGATGCCCTTTATATTATACAATAATAAAAAATATTTACTATAAATTTTCATCTTTCTCTTTCTTAGAAAAATGGATTAAATACTAATATGGAAAAATATATTGAAATGCTACGCAAAAAAGTTGTTAAAATTAGAGAGCATAATGTAATTAATGAGTTAATTGAAATAATTACTAAGAGATTATTAGAGAAATTAGAAGATGATAGAGATTTGCACAAAGTATATTCATTAGAACTATCTTTTACTAATTATAACAAAAAAGATATAAGGGCGGCGTGTGAGATAGTAGAAAAGAAAATTCCCGGCATCTTTCTACTTCATATCAGTGGCTCTTCGGAATACGGAACATATAGTTGTGTTAACTATAAATTCACCCCATTCACTTTCTTTGAAAGGTGGCTCGGATGTTAGATAGAATTTTAGTATGCTCTGAATTTTCCCTATTAAATACTGGATATTCAACATACTATAAGGAATTATTGACTCATCTCCATGCGAGCGGTCAATTTGAAGTCGCCGAATATGCATCCTTCATCAAAGAGGACGACGAGCGAATTCATAAAGTTCCATGGAAAGTATACGGCGCTATTCCAAGTGATAGAAATCCTATAAGTAAACATTACAATCATAACAGCACTCACCAATTTGGCTCATTACTATTTGATGATGTCTGTATTGATTTTAGGCCGACTCACGTCATTGATATTCGCGACTATTGGATGAAGTGTCATGAAGCTTCGTCGCCCGCCCGAAAATACTTTAAGTGGATTATAATGCCAACAGTTGATGCGTATCCACAGTCGGAACAATGGCTAAGCACTTATAAGAGCGCGGATTGTGTACTCACATACCAAGATTGGTCTAAACGTGTGCTGGAAAAGGCAGGTATAAACGTATTTGATTCGGCACCACCTGTTGCAAGTGATATATATTATCCATTGGGTAGTCATGATAAGGAAGCTTTGCAAGCAAAATTGGGATTCCGTAATAAAAAAGTTATGGGGACTGTTATGCGTAATCAGCGCAGAAAGCTATTTCCAGACTTATTCAAAACTCTATCGAGAATGGAACAAGATGTAGTATTGTACTGTCATACATCCTATCCAGATTTAGGGTGGGATATTCCAAAATATCTCCATGAGTATGGAGTTGGAAATAGGGTATACTTCACGTATGTATGTCGTGAATGCGGCAATGTATTTCCATCTTTATTCAATGATTCTATAAGCGTATGCCCAAAATGTAAGAAACCTTCGGCTGTATTCCCATCTCCAAGTGATGGGGTCTCTACAGAACTAATGAATATGATATATAACTCATTTGATATATATGTTCAGTATTCAAACTCGGAAGGTTTTGGTATGCCTCAAATAGAGGCGGCAGCTTGTGGCGTTCCTGTAGCTGCTATCAATTATTCTGCAATGGAGGATATCTTGGAAAAGTTAGATGGAATTCCACTACAATATATCTGCCTAGTAGATGAATTGGAGACTGGATGTAAGAGGGCTGTTCCAAATAATGAAGCTAATAGTGTCATTTTACAAAGTTATTTGAATGATGAATATTATATTCAAAGACTACGGTACGCTATGCGTAAAAACTATGAGGAATATTATTCGTCTTGGTCGAAGACTTGTGATAAGTGGATAGATGCTATAAACTCTACACCTGGAAATCATAACGTGTGGAATAATAGTGCTAATATTCATATTCCTGTCAGGCAAATTCCAAACATCTCGAACGTAGAATATGCTAAATTCCTAATTAAGGATGTATTGGGCGACCCATCATACTTGAATACGTACATGGAAGCTCGGTTAGTACGTGACCTTAATCATGGGATGACATCTCTAGGAATTGACGGAATTTACTTCAATGAAATGAGTGCTGGATTCCAACGTCCGAATATGAAGGCGTTTACGAGGAAGGATGCTTGGGAAGAAATGGCAGCCCTAGCTAACAGAAGAAATATATGGGAGAAAAAGCGTGAAAGTTTTATACGTCGCTCATTACAGAGAGGATAGTGGTTGGGGAGAGGCGGCCCGGAATTACATTTTGGCAATGGATAAGGTTGGAATAGATGTGGTTTGTAGACCTATTGTATTCCAAAACAATGCTATTCTTCCAGATAGGATTAAGGAATTAGAAAGGAAGTCATATCCAAAGTATGACTTCTGTATACAGAATGTACTTCCTCATCATTTTGAATGGAGCAATACCTATAAGGCTGTAATAGGTCAATTTGTTACGGAAACTGTTGGTATAAGACATACTTCTTGGGCCTCTAAAATAAAGATGATGGACGGTACATTATTTCCGTTTAATCATGTTCCATATAATCAATTTGGACTTTTCCTAAAGAATGTTGGTATTATTCCACATGCCTTAGATACGGAGGACTTACTTAAGAAACGACCACCGTTAGAAATCAACGAATTGAAGGATAAATTTACATTCTATTATATTGGTGAGTTTAATAGAAGAAAAAATGTAGGGGCACTTCTTCGGGCCTTTCATACGGAGTTCCAACCCAATGAACCTGTTTCCCTTGTGCTAAAGATGAATAAGCCGGGTGTATCACCTAATCAACTCGGCTCCGACGTTAATAGCTTCTGTAATGAAATTAAGAGTGGTCTCCGTCTCTATTCTAATCTAGATTCTTATAATCAGGAAGTATTAATTTGTCATAGACTATCTAGGGAAGATTTAATACGGCTTCATTATACGTGTAATTGTTTTGTGACTTCATCGTTCGGCGAAGCATCTTGTATTCCTGCTCATGAGGCGGCTGTTATTGGTAATAAAGTCGTGGCACCTTCCTATGGACCATTCATTGACCTAAATAGTCATAATTCAGCCATATATAGAGTCCAATGTTCTTTACAGCCAGTTATTGCAGCAGAAAAAACATTTCCTGGATTTTCAACAGCTAGAGAAAAGTGGCATGTAGTTGACGTTGACGCTTTAGGAAAAAGGATGAGAAATGCATATCTTGACGCTAAATGGAGCGTTGATACAACATATAAAGAATATTCTTATGAGAATATAGGAAATAAAATATTAAAGTATTTGGAGAATTTAACATGATAAATCCTATGACTTCTATTTTGAGAAGAAATGGGCGGGAACGCAGTAAGTATAATATTCTATGTGCCCCAACGCATGAGCGGTATGAGACTGGTCTGGCAATGACTGGTCATAATTTCTACGCGTTGCGTGCTGATGGAATTAAGAATTGGAATAGCATATATGCTCCAATACCACCAAACTATATACTTCTGGATAAAGATTTGGGTATGGGACAGCTTCCACTACATATAGAATTTGACTTCGTTTTATCCCAAAATAAGTTCGGCCAATACCAAATTTTAAAGGATTTAGCGGATAAGATGCATCTTCCGCTAATCTCTTTAGAGCACACACTACCAATCCCATCATGGTCTGAACAAACTCGTCAGCACTTAAAAAGTATGGGCGGCGACCTAAATGTATTCATATCTTCTTTCTCTATTAATGAATGGCGATACGAAGAGGATGAGAGAACCCGTGTGGTCCATCATATGGTTGATACGGATGTATTCAATCCTGGCGAACAATATATGACGAATCCGCCGTATAATTTTAGAAAAAATAGAATACTTTCGGTCGTTAACGATTGGATAAATCGTGATTGGTGTTGTAATTTTTCTGGCTGGCAACGTATAACTAAAGGTCTTCCAACATTGGTTGTCGGAGACACTCCTGGCTTATCAGAACCGGCTAAGACAGTTGAAGAACTAGTTAGCTACTATAGAGATAGTACAATCTTCATAAATACGTCAACGGTAAGTCCAGTACCTACAGCACTATTGGAAGCTATGTCTTGCGGTTGTGCCGTCGTAAGTACGGCAACCTGTATGATTCCAGAAGTAATTACGAATGGTCATGACGGCTTTATTTCAAATGACGAAAGGGAGTTAAGAAGTAAGCTTGAGTTTCTTCTTAATAATCCAAACGAATGTAAAAGGCTTGGCTATAATGCCCGGCAAACAATCTTAAAGCGATTCAATAAAGATACATTCATTAAGAAATGGAACGATATCTTTGATGAAGCTGCTAATATAATTTATACTGGGAGAATTAATGGATAATACTTTAAAAATTGGTGCATTTGATACTCTAAAGCATCAAATTAGGGTTAGGAACTTGTTAAATATAATTGTATGCGAACTGCTTCGTCGAGGCGAAGAGCATGACAAAAGTAAATTAGATACGCCGGAAATTGAGGCTTTTGCCGAAAAGGGGCCTTTACTAAAGGATATGGAATTCAATAGTAAAGAATACTTGGAAGCTAAAAAGGAAATTGATACGGCTATTCAGCATCACTATGCAAATAATCGTCATCATCCAGAACACTTTAAGAATGGTGTTGAAGATATGAACTTGATAGATTTGATAGAGATGTTTGTAGATTGGAAAGCTTCATCTGAACGCCAAAATAATGGCAATCTAAGAAAGAGTATAGAGATTAACGCAAAGCGTTTTGATTTTCCAATCACATTAACTAAAATTTTCGAAAATACTATAGAGGTAATAGAATGAAGTTAAGATTATCTGTCGGCGAAATACCTAAAAGTGGATATTGTAATATTGACCCAATTCCAAAAATGAATGGCGATGCTGGTCTTACTGTAAAGCCAATCGACTTTCGCGTATTAGACTTTTTCGATATAAGTAAAGATGCTGAGTGTACGGAAGTGTTGATAGATGGCGCGATTGATTATGTCAGTAGCGAATCCTTATTATCTTTTCTCCAGTATTTTTGCAAAAAACTAAGAAAATATGGCGAAATCCATATTAATGGATTGGATATAAATGAAGTTGCCCGCTATATTTATAATGATGAAATAAGTGAAGAGTCGGCCAATCAGGTCTTATTTGGCCGTCAAGATTCGGCTTGGAATTTTAAGAATGGTTGTCACTCAATGAGAAAAGTAACTAACATCCTATCATCATTAGGAATAACAGTTACCTCAAAGAAAATTAATGGATTTTACTATAGTATAAGTGGAAAAAGAGATGAATAAACCTATTACAACTGATGACAAAACTATTGATTTTGAGACTTCATGTAAAGATTGCGTTTTTGCAAAATTTAAAAATGGCATTCAAATGAGATGTCTATTTCACGATAGACTATCAATCTATCAAGACTTACAACTAGCGGAATTATCTGAGGAAGATAATCTTGAATTCTTTAAAATTAAGACGGTATGTAATGCCAAACGCTCTAAAGAATTGTATAAGGATATTAAAACTCCAAAGACAATCGTAAAGTTAGTAGAGAAAGAAATAGCATTAAAAACGACACATATATTCATTTGTAACACAATGTTAGATGTGATTCGTCTCGCATCCGACCTATCTTCTAAGGACGGCGAAGCTATTGGAATATTTATTCTATTAGGTTTTGACCCAGATATAAAGTCACTACTAAAAATAAACAATAAGTATATACTAACTGTTCCGCTCGATAGAACCAATGTCCCGGCGGCCATTGATGGTGCGGTAAAGAATGTAAGAACAACATTCTACACCGTATGGGATAATTCTGAAGTAAATATGGAACATCTAGAAAAGATTAAACAGCATATAAATTTTGAACTAAATAAATGTGTTTGCTACCAAACTAAGAAAAACTCTCTAAATGGTTTATCCATATCTACTTACGTACACCGCATGTTTCATGGAAACGACAATATGCCAATCTATGAAAAGATTAAAGAGGCGGCGGACTATCAAAAAAATGAGGAGGCATACTATTGCGAGTCACAACACTAATCGCCCATAAAGACTACTTTGAATACCTACCAAAGGCTATACGGTCGGCCCTAAAACAAACTTACGAAAATGCAATATGTGTCGTCGATGCGTCGGAGGATAAGAAGGCGTTCTTTGAAGCGGTTAAGGCGGGCTTTGACCGCCCAATTGACTACTCAATGAAGGCATCTAAGGACGGCATATTATATACGGTCGGCCCACATAATTTTCTTTCTATTAATCAAGAGAATACATTTCCATCTAATCTTAGAAATATCGGGATAGATTTTACGATTGGTAATACCGACCTTTACATGATATTGGATGCTGATGATGAAATGTTACCTACAAAAGTCCAACGATTTGTTGAGACTGTTGAGCAGTCTCCTGATGAAATTGGTGTAGTGTACGCTGACCACTTAACTGTAAATACGGTGACCGGCGAAGAAAATGTTCAGTATAGGGAACCATATTCGGCCTTACGTTTATCTCAAGAATGTATTGTTCATTCAAATAGTGGAGTAACTTCTATAGCTCTAAAAGCTGCAAAAGACCAATTTGGCTATTTTGATAATACTATGAGAACTTGTGAAGATTATGACTTATGGTGTAGAATTTCTAAAAAATTTATGATAGTCCATTTAGCAGAAGTACTTTCATTAGTACGAGTGCAGCCGAAAAACAGTTCTATGACTGTTGATAAGGAAATATGGGCAAGAAACTGGAATAGAGTACATGCCAAGAATCACCAATCACATAGCTAAAGTATATCCCGACAAGGTTCCTGAGGATATGTCTGTAATCCTCATAGGTAGTATGAACTATAAGATGAAGTCTTACGGGCCGAAACCGCTTTTAAAGTTGAATTGCGGCCGCACTTTTATTGACTATCAAATTCAGACTATACAGAAGATATTTCCTAACGCTGAAATTATACTTTGTGTTGGACAAGATGCAGATAGAATAGTTAAAAATAAGCCATATAAACTAAAGATTGTTGAGAATCAGCGGTGGGAAGAAACGAATACTACGGAATACGCTCGATTAGCATTGAATTCTTGCGTGAATAACAGGGTAGTTTTGATTGATTCAGATTTATACTTTGATACTGTCATATTGAATCAAATAAAGAATACAAAGCATTCCTGTTTATACTATGATGATAGTGGCAGACTTCCTCCAGACGAAATTGGAATTACTATCGCTCAAGGATATGCGACCTATTTTAGCTTTAAACATGATACGAAGTGGTGTCATGTCGCCCAATTCGTAAATGATGATGTGACAGTTCTAAGAAACATATTGGCGGATAAAAATAGGAGACGATATTTTCTATATGAATCTCTAAATATCTTTGTTGAAAAGAGACCATTACGAGTTGAAAGGTCTGAATCTAAAACATTATATAGAATAGAAACGTCCAGAGATTTGGAGAAAATCAAACGTGAAACTTAAAATCTTAATATCAAATGATGGAATGCACGCAATGTATTTTATACGCTTAGGCTATGCTCGTGTGCTTGCAAGTCTTGGCCATGAAGTAGTAATGTGGGATATCTCCAAGAAACCTACGAATGACGCATTTGATGAATTCGAGCCTCATATATTTATAGGACAAACCTATAATGTTGACAGAGTATTATATAGGGCTATAGCTGATAGACCACATTTAAAAGTAGTTATGAAAGCTTCTGATTGGGGAAACTTTCCAATAGACCTGAAAAAGTATCCAGTTCTTGTGGCAAGAGATGATGAAAAGGAGATGATTCTTCGATTGAGGGAAGAATGTGGAAAGCCAAACTATTTAGAAATACACTATCATGAAAATGTCGTTCCTCAAACACATTCTGAATGGATAAAAAATGGAATACCTACAGTCTCCCAATTAAGTGCTGCTGACATATTTGAATTTAGGAATGGAAAGTTTGATGAAAGATTCAGGTCTGATTTGACTTTTATCGGTGGATATTGGCCATATAAGGCACAAGTGTTAGATAAATACTTACTTCCACTCTGTAAAACTTCCTTAAACGTGAAGATATTTGGGAATGCTGTCTGGCCAGTACCACAATACTGTGGTTTAATAGGAGAAAAGTATACAGCAGCCGCCCTCGCATCAGCTAAAATCTGCCCAAATTTACATGAACCGCATTCACAAGTCTATGGGTATGACATTATTGAGCGGCCATTCAAGCTCTTATCGAATAAATGTTTCGTGGTCTCCGACTATGTTGAAGGATTAGTAGATATATTGCCGGAAGGAATTATTTACGCAGCTTCACCAGAAGCTTTCAAGGAAAAAATCTTCCAATACTTAGAAGATGAAAGGGCAAGAAAAGCGTGCGCAGAGATTGGTTATAATGCTGTTATGGCCGGTCACACCTATTTTCACCGCGTTGCAGACATGTTAGGGCGACTCGGCCTTGAAGACGAAGCTTATGAATGTATGGAAAAATATAAGGGGATTAGTAAATGATAGTTTTGCTTACGGGAGCTAGTGGTTTTATTGGAAAGCATGTTGACGCTTATTTGGAATCTATAGGTTTTGATATTCTGCCAATCTCATCTAAAACATGCAATCTATTGGATAGAGATAAGACTATTCAGTTAGTTAAGGATGTAAAGCCAAAATATATTGTTCACTTGGCTGCTAATGCTAATGGAAATGCTGGTGATGCAGTTATAAGCGATAACTTCAATATGACGAAAAATCTATTAGATGCATCTGTTGGAATAGTCGACAAATTTGTATTTGGGTCGTCCATCGTAGTTTACGCTGGTAACTCAAATCCTCAGAAGGAAGATGGTATTCTTAGTCCTACATCCTACTATGGCATAAGTAAGGTATTATGTGATAATTTGTGCGATTTTTATCTAAGATATCATCAGTTAAAAACTACTTCATTACGTATGTGCGCAATTGTAGGTAAAGGAATGACACACGGCTTATTGAAGGATGTTATTAGGAAGGTTAAAGAAGCTGATAAGACTATAGAATTGTTTGGCCAGTATCCCGGCTCACGCAAACCATATGTTCATGTTAATGATGTTTCATATATTATTGGAAAAGTATTAAAAGAAGGATATACATCCCCAGCTATAAACATTTCATCTAATAATATACCCGTAAAAGATGTTGCTGAAGCGGTAATGTCTATAGTTGGAAAATATCCAGAAATAAATTGGAATGAGGAAAAAGTATGGAAGGGCGATAATCCATTCTTGACAGCAGACTATAGCAAGTTGACTAAAGAATATTTAATGCCTCAATCATCTATTAATGCTATTAAACAAGCTACTATAGAAGAATTAGAAAATTATAAGGATGCGCCAAAATATGTTTCCGACCGTTGATTGCCGATGTCTAGTCTTAGATAAGAGGATTAAAGACTTTGAATTCCTAAAAAGACGTATTGATAAATATTTTGAATGCACTCCATTAATATGTGGAAACTCAGAGTTAGCTACTTTCAAGGATACTAATGAACTTCCGCCAATCTATTCGGCTACCACTGATTATATGACTTGGCGAACTAAGCCAAATGCATATAACGCTTGGAAGGGTCATAGAGAAATCTTTCGTCAATTTTTACAGACGGATAATGAGTATCTTTTACTTTTAGAGGATGACGCCTTAATAATTGAGGAAGACTTTGAAAAGGCTTTAAAATTTGTAGAAAGAAACGTCTTCGATATGTTATACTTTGGATGGTATAGTAATGGGCATCTTGGAGATATAGTAGATAGCGTGTTTGTAGATGACTTAAAATTAAGACGTTTTTCCGGTGGGGCTGGTTTTCATGGCGTCCTTATAAAGAGAGAAATAGTAGATTTCTTATATGGTATGCTACCATTAGGTCCATATGATTGGATTGCTGGTCTAATACAAAAACATTCTAATGTAAAATCGTATGCTGTATATCCAGCCGTCATTATCCAAAAAGATGGACATTCTTATGTTGAAGGTCATCACTTAAGCAAACCAAGTAGGTACAAAGAATGAAGATTGTAGGAACAACAAATAAAGCTATTTCCTGTATATGGACAACTATAGGAAAGGGTATAGAAAGATTTGGAAATAAGTTGGGGTTGGAAACTGTCGTTTACGACAGGGAAGACTTTCTAAATCATCGTATAGTTGGAACTGACGAACAAACTGTATTTATATTTGAGGCTGGCACACCACAACATGCTGGCTATTCAATGGCAAGAATTAAACAGCTATTTCCAAATAGTGTTTTGATAGCGCTTTCTAGCGATGCAATTATCTATAAGAATGTTCTTCAGCACGAACAACTAGACTATAAATATATCGACATCCTAATGGAAGTTGAAGATGAAGCGATGAATTATTACTCAAACAAATACAGGGTAATAGGAGAAAAATGGTTGTGGACGACCTCCGAGTGGCTTATTGAGGCCGCCGAAAACTTTATTTCGCCGCCCCTTTCGCGAGGATATGACTTTATCTGCGTTGCTATATTTTCTGGAGAATATAGGCGAGCACTCAAAAACTATTTAACATCAAAGGGGTTTCTCTTTACTAACGGCGGTGGGTGCGGCCATGAAGATAATGATTTACGCCGCCTATTTACGCATTATAAGCAGTCGCGGTGGACTCTTGGAACAACGTCCCACAATAATCCGCAAATTCGCGGCATGAAAGGTTTTAGGGATTGGATTGGGCCGTTTCTTGGCGCGCCGTTAATATATGATAACTACTTCCAGGTAATGGGTGCCTATGGAAGTGTAGTGCCATACTATGACTACACTGATTTTTCTTCTATTAAATCTCTTGTAGAGACTAATCATCAAAGGCGTGAAGAATTATGTAGTAAGCAAAGAATGTGGGCGCGACTTAATACGATTGAAGAACAACTATATAAGGTATGTAAGAAACATGGAATTTTATAATTGTGATATTAGTGATGAAGCTAAAAGAGTAGTTAATGAAATTTTGAATAGTGGATATTTGAATCAAGGAAAACTCGTTAGAGCTTTGGAAGAGGACATGATGCCCGAGTATATAGGCGTACACTATCCATTATTAACTAATAGTTGTACGGCCGCCCTACATATAGCGTTGGAGCTTTCAAATGTAAGGGGAAGAGAAGTTATACTCCCTGGTAAAACCTTTATAGCTACTGGAATGGCAGTATTAATGGCTGGCGGTAAACCAGTTTTTTGTGATGTAGAGATAGATACTAGAAATTTATCACTGGAAACTATGAAACCTCTAGTAAACGAAAATACGGCAGCCGTTATAGGAGTTAGCTACGGCGGATTGTCATGCTCGCTTGAACTTCGAAAGATAAAGGAAACTTACAAGCATCTTTCCATAATAGAAGATGCCGCTCATGCATTTGGAAATATTGACGAACATACTTCATATATTGACTACCGCTGTTATAGCTTTCAGGCCATTAAAGCACTATCGTGCGGCGACGGAGGAATGATAGCTAGTCGAATGTATAATCAACATTTGAAAGCTAAGGCTATGCGATGGTTCGGCATAAATAAAGATAAGATGACTTTTGACCCTAATGGTAAGAGAAGAATGCAGGTCGAAAGTTATGGCTTCAAATATAATATGAATGATTTGAATGCTGCTATTCTTGGAGGAAATCTAAAAGATTTTCATAAAAGAAAATCTGCTAGATATAATGTAACACAATTACTATCAACATATATTGATAAACAGCCAATCTACAAGAATAATTCGTTTTGGCTATTTGGAATTCTAGCTAAAAATTCAGATGACTGGATTAAGCGTGCAAATGCTGAAGGTATTCCAGCTAGAAAGATGGATTCAGATATTAGTGGACATGCAGTGTTTGGCTTCAATGGAATATTGAAGAATACACGTTTTATAGACGAAAACGAAATATATTTTCCTTGCCATCATATGTTGACTTTTGGAGATGTTGGAAATATAAGTAGCTTCTTGAAGAAGATTAAAGAATCAGGAGACCTAATATGTTAGAATATAAGACAAATGCCTCTGGCAAAGACACTGTCTACGAACTAGAAGTATTTGATACTGAACAGGATTATCTAGTTGTTGGCTATGGAAAAGTAATTGTTGATAGGAAGAGGGAAGGAAGACCGGCAGGTCTTATAGAGGACATTTGGGTCCATGAGAATTACAGGAAAACTGGTATAGGCAAAAATATAATGGAAAATTTGATAGAACTTGCTAAGAAGCGAGATTGCTATAAAGTAGTTCTAATATGCGCAGAACATAATATAGGATTCTATGAAAAGTGTGGTTTTCATCTTCATCAACATGGAATGAGGATTAACCTATGAAAGTCTTATTTTATCCAGTAATAAATTTGGAAGCTATTCATTGTAATAGAATATATTGTGATTATATGTTGGACTGTCTGTTCCACGGCTTAAGAAGTGAGCTTGGAGCAGATTGTGTCGACTACATAAAAATACCTATATGGTATAATACTGTTAATCGCTCTGAACTATATGGTAATGGATTCACTGTCTATGGACTATTAGATGATATTGAAGTTGATAGGGACGACCTAGATTCCAAAATCGCTTCCAACTATTTTGACCAAATTATTGTTGGAATCCACAATAATAGATTTAACTGGGATGGAAACGTAGGAATTGTTGAAAGGCTGCGAAATTATGGAAATAATGTAAAGGTAGTTTGCGGAAATGATAGTCCAAAAGTAGACCTTAATCTTGCTAGATTAGCACCACTCTTCAAGCGAGAACTATTCCAAAACATTCAAAATGTCTATCCAATTTCATTTGCTATACCAAAGGAAAAAGTATGTAAGCCAGACTCAGTATTCCCAAAAACAAGGATTATCTCTGGAGAAATGCCTAATCATAAAGGCGTAGATGGCTGGAAAATAAAGAATGAAGAAGAATACTATGAAATGTATAGACAGGCATATTATGGAATAACCTATATGAAGGGTGGTTGGGATTCATTACGTCACTACGAAATATTGATGAATGGATGTATTCCACTCTTCCTAGATATAGGTGGTTGTCCTCAAAATACTCTAACAAGTCTTCCAAAAGATTTCTTAAAAGATTTTATGGAAAATAATGTTAAGATAGATAATGGAACTATTAATGTCCTTCATAATGACTATCAAGCGCAAGAAATAATATATGAAATGTTAGAGTGGACCGAAAGATATTGTACAACTAAAGTACTAGCTGAGTATGTATTGGAGACTGGCAATGCCTAAACTTTATGAAATGATTCCTGGATGGTTTAACTTTGATGATGTATATAGAGAATTCGTAGATAGGATGGAGTCTGGAACAATAGTTGAGGTTGGGTCTTGGTTAGACCGTTCTGTAGTATACTTGGCCGAATATGTGCTGGAACAGCAAAAGGATATTCGAATCTACAGTGTCGATACTTGGCAAGGGTCAAATGAAGAGGCTCATAGGAAATACCTCGAAGAGATAGGAGGGGCTGACGCTCTCTATGAACAATTTTTAAAGAACATTTCACCGCTTCCAATAGATAGTATTATACCAATAAGGCGAGCCTCAGTAGAGGCAGCGAAATTATTCGCCGATGATAGCTTAGATGTTGTTTATATAGATGCTAGTCACAATTATATAGATGTTGCAAATGATATTGATGCATGGATATCAAAAGTAAAAAGTGGAGGTATAATAGCTGGCCATGATTATTCTCCTAATATTTGGAATGGTGTAGTATGTACAGTAAATGCTACATTTGGTGAAAATATAAGAGTTAGCAGAAATAGCTGGATACATGAGGTAAAAAGATGAGTTGGAGACTATCAACTAAAAGCATGATTCACGAATTTATTCGTCGAAATAACTTACAACATTTAGATTCCATATATATGTTTGGCGTGTATACTGGGGAATCAGTGTGGGATACAATAAATATATTTGGAAAGTACAAATATTTTTTATTCGACTCTTTTGAGGGTCTCCCTGAAGAAACTAAAGAGCCTATAGCACAAGATTGTTGGTGTAAAGGTGAATTCAATGCTATGGAAAAATTAGGATGTTCCTCCATTGAGGAAACTATTGAAAGTATTGATAAGTTGGTTAGGCAAAATATTACGGAAAAACCTGACCAATTAAACTGGATTCCTGGCTATTTTAATGAATCTCTTCCAAGGTTAATAGAGAAAAAAGTATATATAGGACCGGCAGCTTACGTTGATATAGATTGTGATTTATACAGTTCTACGATTGACGCGTTAGATTGGTTATTAGCAAATAAGATTATTCGGGCCGGAACTATTCTAGGGTATGATGATTGGGGCGGCACTCCCGGATGGTTTGCTAACGCAGACGGCGAAAGCCGTGCCCATAAGGAAATGTCAGAAAAATACGGTATGAAGTGTACTAAGATATTTCAGGCCGGAAGTAGATTCCCGCACGTACAAACTATGTTTGTGGTGACTGAAGTTAAATGAATCTTTTCTTATTAGTGCCACCACGCGGTGGCTCAAATCTTTTATACGATATCATATGCACATCTAAGTCTGTGGAACATATGGACTACGATGAGGGTGAGAAATACTTTGCAGATATGCCAACCTATTTAAACTCTTGGGCACCAGTTAGTTGTGTTCATGGCTTTGCAAGTAGAAATATCAACTTCTATCGAAGTGATAGATATGACTGGGACCGTATAAAAGAAGTTTGGGGCGAGGCGTGGAATATTAAGAATTCTGGCCGCCCTATCTTTATAGAAAAGTCGCCGCCTAATATTTTCCGCTATGATATATTGGATAGGGAGTTTCCAGACTCAAAATTCATAGGCATGTTGAGAAATCCATACTGTCAAATCGAATCATGGAGTCGTCACTTCGGCGGCTGTTCTCGCGGTAATGCGCTACACGACTACTATGTTGATTGGGTTAGACACGCGGAATGGCTACTAAAGGCAAAGAAAGACCTCGGCGATAAACTTCTTCTAATCGCCTATGAAGATTTAGTTAATAACACGGCTGCCACTATGAATCAACTATACACATTTCTTCCTCTATTAAAGGATATGTGGATTCCTTACAAGATGAAAGAGAGAAATGAATCCGCTATTCAGCGTTACACATATGTTGATATTAACGACATTAATGACGCTATTCTCGATAGAACTATGTTCACGATAGAACGAATTTCTAAGGAACGGTCACTTGTATTACTCGAACTATTCCGATATGATATATGGAGGGAGGATGATTTGGGTGATACAGATTGTCGTCTCTTTTTCACTACAAAGTATGCGCCTAACGTCAAGAATGATAGATACTTTGAATACTTCAAAGTGATGGAAGATGGCTTAATACATGAGCCAATTCCAGAATGGATGGAAAATCTTGGCCTCGCATACAGATACTATCAACCAATGTTTTATCGGAGAAAATACTTATGCTAATGCGTATTGGCGTTACTGGTTGCGGCGGCTATGTCGGAACTACCTTAGTAAGACACCTTCTTAAGCAGGGTTATGATGTTGTGGGTATGGATAACTTTCATAAAGGACAATGCGACTCCCTTTTATCCGTCATCACAAATCATAAATTCAAGTTTATGTATGGTGATGTGACTTCATTGAAGGACTGTGAGAAGTTCTGTGATGAAGTGGACGGAGTTATTCACCTTGCGGCGATTGTCGGATTCCCAGCCTGTAAGAGACAACCAGCATTGTCGAACGCTGTAAACGTACTTGGAACTAAGAATATTGTTAAAGCTAGAAAAGACCTTCCATTAGTTTTTGCCTCGACAGGCTCCGTATATGGAAAGGTCGAAGACGTTTGTACTGAAGATAGTCCATGTAACCCTCTAACAATTTATGGAATTGATAAGTTGGAAGCGGAATCAGCAGTAAGGAATAGTGGTAACTCTGTAGCGTTACGCTTTGCCACAGGTTTTGGCGTCTCTCCATGTATGCGCGTCAACTTACTAGTAAATGACCTAGTCTATCAAGCAATTACAAATCGTTGTTTAACAATCTTTGAGGCTGATGCCCGCCGAACATTCATTCATGTTAATGATATGGCTGTAGCCTTTACAAAGTCTTTGGAAAAGTTGTATAGTGGCGAACTGAACTATAACGTATATAATGCTGGCGATAACGACTTAAACTGGACAAAAAGACAGCTCTCCGAATACATTAAGAGGGCAACTGGATGCCTAGTAACTTACGCAGAAATTGGTAAAGATTTTGACCAGAGGGATTACGAGGTTAGTTATGATAGATTCAACAAGGATATAATGAAATGTTATTATGGAATGGAGGTTGGAATTAATGAGTTAATTAAGACAGCTCCGTTGCTACAGATTAGGCATCAATATGAATAACGAAGAAGTTCGCCAAAAAATAGATGATATGGTAAAAACTATATTATCTTATGAAAAGTGTCATCAGATTAGTTTTAGTGTTGATAGACATGACTTACGATACAATAATATGCTAACAATTGCAATTATGCCAATTGTTGGTTCAGATTATGGAACCACTTCTTACTTCAGTTTTACTTACAATGTTTATAGTGATAATCTAGAAAATATCTTTGAATCTATAAAATATATTCTAAAGAAAGAGTGTAAAAAACATAATATATCAATTTATTTCGATGACGATAAATTATAAAGGTGAAGAGTATGCCAGTAGAAATATTTATATGTCCAGAAGTCATAGAAGAATGTAAAAATTGGTCAAGGCTTCCAGAAGAACTAGTATATGCTGTTAATTCTGGTATGATAGAATATGTATCATCAATAGACTTTAAGTTAGACGACTCTGAACTAGAAGTAGAAATCAAACCATTTAATGAGGAGAAAAATTGGTCATATGACTCCTGAAAACTTTTGCTATTGGTTACAAGGATTTTTTGAATTAGAGAATCCGGCCGCACTTTCAGTACAACAAGTACAACAAATCAAAGACCATCTTCAATTAGTATTTAGGAAGGAAACGCCTACTTACATTAGTGTGGATGAAGAGATTCGTAAAATGAAAGCTGCGAAGACAAGTTACTGGCCAGTTGAAAAGCCAGAATTAGAAGAAGTATTTTGCTCCCCAGCATCAACAATTTCTAATAGTGCTAGTGATAAGATAAAATACGCACTACTTTCAGACTCTAAAGACCTACGACTAGATATACTAGGGCCTGAAGAAGTAAAATTTGTTGAGTATATTCACCCGTGCATTTCGTGTTAATAGGAGAAAAATATGCATAAAGTTTTTGTTACGGGCGGAAGTTCTATGATAGGGCGGGCTATATGCGCGCGGCTCATTGAGCAGGGACATGATGTTTACGCTCCAAAGAAGAATGATTGTAATTTGTTTGTATACCATGATGTAAGCTCGGCAATCTACAAATATATGCCAAACTATATTATTCATGCTGCCGGTTGGAATGGTGGTATAGCCTGGAATAAGAAATACCCCGCCGATATCTATGGTAATACCATAGTAATGGCCACAAACTTATACCTTGCAGTTACTAGAGCAACTATAGAATTCAACTTTAAAGTTAAAGGCGTTTTGGGCATCCTAGCATCTTGCTCTTATCCCGACAATAATGGGGGCGTCTTCTTTGAAGAAGATTTACATGACGGATTGCCCAATGAAACGGTTGAATGTCATGGTTTAGCAAAAAGGGTGATTGCCGATTATGGTCGCCAAATAGAAAAACAATATGGAATACCATGCCGAAGTGTAATCCTAACTAACTCTTTTGGTCCCGGCGATAGTTTTCATCCAGAAAAGACTAAGGTAGTCGGCGCGTTAATTCGTAAGTTTGTTGAGGCTAAACGCGACAACCTTCCATCCGTAACTTGCTGGGGAACTGGCTCGCCGAAAAGACAGCTTATATACAGTAAGGATGCTGGCCGCATAATAGCAGACTTGGCACTTATACCCAACATTCCTTCTCCTATTAATGTTGGTAGCTATACTGAAATAACGATTAAGGAATTGACTGAAGTGATTGCAAGGGAAGTTGGATATACTGGAAATATAGAATGGGATACTTCTAAGCCAGATGGCCAAATGCGAAAATATATCCAAATTGAGAGATTGAAAACTGTTCTTGATGTAAAGTTTACGCCTTTCAGGGACGCTATTAAAGAAACCATAGAATGGTACGTAAATAATAAGGAACAGGCTGATGCAAAACTATTCTAGTTTTAATGATATTCCAAATGTCGGCATTGTCCTAGATAATTTAGGGCCGAATCAGTTATCGTATTTTGTAATTAAGAACGCAAATCAAAATTCGCGAAGCATACCAATTACTCTCTTTTACCAAAACTTGGCATTACCATGCTTGGATACCAATATTCCAGTAATGTGTGTTAATGAGATTTGGCCATTTAAGGGAAAACTTATAGCTACTTCCATCGAGACTGCGATAGCAGTCAATAATGTTGTATCAGAAGTTGATAGATACTTCTATGTTAATGACTTAGAGTGGATACGTGGAAAGAGTGATTTCATTCATAATATGCAAGCCTTCCATTCAAATATACAAATCTTTGCGAGAAGCAAGGAACATGCTCAGATAATAGAAAACTATTCGAATAGGAAAGTTACAAAGATACTTCCCTACTTTGATGTGAAGGAGATAGTAAATGACAAAAGATAGAACTAAGTTAGACATAAATGAAGTTATTAAGAATTATACTGATGATAAGATGTCAGTCTATGAAATAGCTGAAAAGTATGGAACCTATTCTCAAAAAATTAGACGCCTGCTAATAAAGCATAATGTGCCAATGAGAGACAAATCAGAGGCTCAAGCATTAGTCTTGGAAAAAGGTAGGGCTAGCCATCCAACCGAAGGTAAGGGTCATTCCGCCGAGACTAAAATAAAGATTTCCGAGAAGGCTGCCGATACGTGGAAAAATATGGATGATGAAACGTACAAGGAACGCTCAGAATTAATGCGAGCTAAATGGGACGCCATTCCAGACCATATTAAAGAAAACATGCGCGAGAAGGCCACTAAAGCATTGCAGGAGGCAGCTAAAGAGGGTTCCAAGATGGAAAAACATATTCAGCGGGTGTTGATTGAGAACGGCTTCAACAGTATATATCATAGGGCCTTCAAGGTTCCAGGTCACGACTTCGAAATTGATATTTATCTTCCTGACTATAATATAGCTATAGAAATTGACGGACCAAGCCACTTCTTCCCAATATGGGGTGAAGACAAGCTATTAAAGCAAATTAAGGCTGATGAAGATAAGAATGCTCTCCTCCTAAAGAGCGGCATTAAGATTCTTCGTATTAAGAATCTAGGAATCTTTTCAGAGAAGGCTAAGCGTGATATAGCTACTGGAATATTGGACGGAATTAAGCGTTTAAAGGATAATGAAACTTTTATAGAATTAGAGGTATAAATGGTTGCTGAAACGGTTGATGAGTTAAGAGCAAAGTTAGTAAGTTTGGGTATGACTCCTGAAGAGGCAAATTCAATTAAGGGAAAGGGAGCTTTAAAGGATATGATTGAGAATTTGGAAGATTTGCAAAATGCAAATGTTGAAGAAACTGAAATTTTGGAAACTGGCACACCGCCCGGTTTAACTGAAGTAATAGAGACTAAACCTCCATCATATGACTCTCCCGAGTGGGAATCATATGTTATGGCTAAATTTCAAGCGAATGAACTTGCTGAAGGTAAGCATCCAAAGCTTCCGGGTTTACGCCGCGTAGCGAACCTATTATTGGGTGATGTTGTATTTAGCTCACCAACAAAGGTAGATACGGTGTTATTGCCAGACGCTCCTGGAAGATGCTCTGTAGTCTACACCATAAGAATCATGTGGAAATTTGGTATGCACCTACCATACAATGATATTAGGGAGTTTTCCGCACTAGGTGGAAGCTGGCACGGAAATACTGACGATATGTTTGCTGTATTCCCAGAAGCTATTGCAGAAGCAAGAGCAGAGGCTCGTGCCTATAGAAAAGCCCTTCAATTATCGGTTGTTGGTGCTGACGAATTGACAAGAAAGGATACAGCGGAAATCACACGAAGTGTGGTTGAAAAGGCAGTAATTCCTAGTACAGAACAACCAAAAAAGATTACAAATAATCAGATAAATTCCATAAAAAATATTAGTGCAAGACTTGGTATTGATGTAACCAAGTTCATAAATATGGGTAGCAAAAAGTATGATGTCATCGAAGATGTCTCGTATGAAGTGGCTACTAAGATGATTAGTCAGTTGTCCCGTTACCAAAGTAATGGGGAAGATTTTCAAGAGATTCCGGCTGGAATTAAGCTAAGATAAAAGGAGAGAAATTGATGTTAGTTGAATACACAACACGAAATGGCCGAATGAAGGTTACTATTGAGGGAAAGACACAGACTGATATTTTTGAGCAACTTGCTCAGTTTCAGGAAGTGTTCGAGAACTTAGAATGTTCTAGGAACGGGAAGAAGAGTGATAATGTTCGGTTCGTCGTAAGAGAAGATGACGAGGCGAATAAGTATTACGAATTGAAATGTTTCGACATAGATAAGGAATTATACGGCGCGAAGTTAGCCTTTGGTCAACACAAGAAGGGTGGGACACTATTCCCAAGACGCCAAGACAAGGATGGAAATTGGCTTCCTAACAATGGTTGGGTGAAGTTTAATAAGACTACTGGTAAAGAAGAATAATGAATCTGGATTTTGAAAGATTTCCTGCTTATGAACTTAAGATAGTTAAAGAACATAATCCTTTCATTGTTAATCATGCTCCATCAGGGATTATTTTAAGTAAAGAGATTGTAGATGAAATATACGATTGGAGTATGAAAAAATTAGAAGATATATATTACAATAACCCGGATTGTTCCGGGTAATAAAACAAGGGCAGGTAAATCCTGCCCTTTTTCGTTTAATAGAAGAAAAATGGGTATTACAGATATTCTAATTCGACGTATGCGCCGTAAAGTGTCTTACTTCCAACGCTGTCGGGGCTAGAAGAGAGAGCTAAGTAAAAATCGTGACGCATATCACTTGTATTACTTCCATTCGGCGAATAGCCAGATTGGCCGGGACTATCTACTAGGGGAACTCTTACGGAAGAACCGGCGGGAGTTAACCAAGATGTATCACCCGAACCAGCCGCAGCAGCTTGATTTGGATTAGGATGTATCAGCTCGGCGACCTTAGTTGTAACGCCGCTTGCTGCATTATTAATACTAGTCCTATCGTATATACGTAGATAGGCATTCTGTACTTTTACTGGCGTTGAATGTGTAAAACGTATATTCAACGTAGCTAATCTATTTGGAATTGTATTCAAGGCCCAAGGTCCAACCCCATTAACGGTTCCACTACTTGGATGTGCCCACTTTGTATTGTGGACTTGCGGCCCTTGTGAAGTGCCATTTCCATCTGTAATAAACGTGCTATCTTGATACGCGCCGACAGCTACCGAAGTTCCAAAGCTCGAACCGTAAAAGCCTAAGCCGGAACCAGATAAGTTCTGTACGCCGTTTTCATCTGCAAAAAAACTAATACTTGCCATTTCTTATTTTCTCCTATTAAGGGTTGTCATTATTATATACGCCATTATACATATATATGCCTAATGGTTCCAACTAACTTTACAGTTACGTCAGAGGGCTGAGTACTATATGTATTTGTAGCCTTTAACTGTAATTTTTGATTCGGTCGCCAAAAAATCTTAAATATATCTCTATTTTCCCTAGTGTCAGAATAATAATTATCTGTTACATTCATGTATAATTTATCTAATATCTCAACATTTGAGCCGCTATCTTTATCTATAAGATAAAGTGATACTTCTAAATCTGCTGTTGGAGGAATAATAGTGTTAAAACCACGCTCTAATCTAGTTTCAATATCAAATAAAAAGTATCCAGAAACATGCGGCGACAATTCTTCAGAATTCCACCAATTACTTACACCAGCTAATTCTATATCATTGGCATCACTTATAGTTGCGAGTGGGTCAATTGACATCTTTATGTAATCTATATCCTTTTCTTTATCTGTTATTATATCATAAGTATTGCCATTCTTTTTTAACATAACATTAGTTCCTATAGGTAATCCATTAATTGTAGAGTTATTTGGAGAATGATATGATAGTAAATTTCTAGCATATACTATATTAGTAGTATCAGTATATAAATTATCATAGTTATATATCATAACTCTTCCACTGGACGGAATATTAGTAGCGTAAATATTATCTTGTAATTTTCCAAATAATATATCAGTATTATTCGTCCATACTTTTCTATCATTATCCCATCTTAAATCTACAGGACCACTCTTCCATAAATCCTGACGAAGCCCATGATTCTCATGAAATTCATCTGGATTTTCTGGATTAGCAGGAATAGGTTTTCCTCCTGTGTCGTACCCCCAACCAGTCAATATAAGTGGAGCACGTAAAGATAATGCTTTTACGGCGGAAGGCGACGGATTATTTATGTCATCAAATACTGGATTACTAAACAAGTTAGTTTCCGTTGTATTATTTGGGTCAACATCTTTAGATATAAATTGAATGTCGTACTTATCCTTAAATGGATTCAAATCATCAACTGTTGGTGAGGTTGCACCTTCTGTTGGCCTTTCAAAGTGTGGATATCCACTAGCATCTGGGTCAGTCTTAAATGGCCTATAAAGACCATCCATAGACATAAATGCCTTATTTTCATAGGAATCTAGACCTTGATTTTCAATATAGTAAGCTGGTAAGGCCGCAACGCGTGACTGCGTAGTCGTCTCTTCGTCTTCACCATATTTTAGTTGAGCCGCCCCAAGTATAGTCATAGATGAGTGCATACTTTTACTACGTGGAGCACTATAGTTACTTCCCGCCGTAACATTTATGTTTGACTGGCCTATACTTCTTCCTCTATTAATATCTCTAATAGACTTCTTCAGTTTATTTTGGAATACTTGATTATTACTTATCTTCTTTTGAAGTGTAGTTGGTATAACACCAAATTGAGGAGTCCATGTACTTAGGGTATAGGTTGTTGTTACGCCTTGAGCAGTCATATTTACGGAAATATTACTTATAACTGGACCATTTTCAACCATAGCGTCCCCGAGCAAGAATGTTGGCGCGCCTGGAAACTCAATACTTCCTGTTTCTACTTCTGTTCTATTAGCCGCCGCCTGTATTAACATGCTGTTTGCAACGGTATTCATTGCAGCATAAGAACCAAAGTTCCACGGAACTAAACTATCTTCTTCAGAGAATTCTGTATTTCCATTCAAGCCTTCAACAAACCAAGGTCCATATCGTTCAGTTTGACTTTCAAAGGCAATTACTGCTAAATCCGGCATTATACATGGGCCTTCAATCTGACTATTTACGAATCCGTCATTGCCAGGATATCCAAGTAATACATTTGACTTCTTCCAGATAGCTCTTATTTCAGAAGAAGTTGGAAATGAATCGGCGAAGCCGTTTGCCTTAGCCCACATTTGATATTCATTTACAAGTATTTTATACATTAAAGTCTGTATTGGAACCCAGTTTATTGGTAGGCGAACATTCATTGGTTTTGGTAGTTCAACAACAAATCTAGGGCTTTCCAATGTAGCATTATTTAGGAATACCGGCGTTGGATGTACATTAACTTTTACATAGAAGTAATCATCGTATGGATTACTTGGATTCAAATCGTTTACGTTTACGATTAAGGAATCTTCACCAATCTTATAAGGATTTAACATTCCAAAATATCGTCCGTTATATTGGATTAGACGATTAGTAAATCTAACATATGAGGATATTCTTCCGTCTTCAGTAGTTAACTTACCAACATCACTTGGCATCAAATTATTATCTATAGCAGTATCCCATACTGATTCTTCAAAATAGCCGCCATCTGATGGCTTTACACTATACTGTAGGTCGCCAGTTTCAGTATCTCTTCTTACACCAATATCTGGCGTACGAACCATATAGGTTCTTCCAAGATGTTTTTCGGCAAACTGTCTAATATACTCGTATACTTCCTGTAAGTTTGCACGTAGGAAGGCTGACGGGTGGTCTGGCGTTAGGTCTGTTATTCTTTTTTCTAATGAATTAAGATTAGTTATGAATGTTGTTATTAGGGAGGTTGGCTGATAACTCATTGGAACCGCTTCTTTTACGGCATCATTAGCACTACTTAATTGCGCGGCATATACCCACGACCAATAATCCATATTCCGTAATATATCCTGCTCAATTCTTCTTACGATATGTAGCTTTTCAGCCTTAGTTGAAAAACGGTCAGATAGTGAGTCTGGAGTATTTCCATTAGCAAACTTGAAGCCATCCTTTATTTCGTAGAATCTATTATGATGAAGTGGCATTGCTGAAGTCAATAATATATATCTTAGCCATTCATCAAAATTCTGCAAGGCAAACGCTAACTCTCCAACATCCGTTAAATAGTCAACTAAGTAAGGGTCAACAATACCATTATTATGACGAGCCATTATTTGAGCGATTGGCCGCCCGTCAATAATCATCTTATGGTCACCGGTAATCTGTCTATCTCTAAGATAACCACTATTTGGATTACTGCCATATTCAGAATTTGGATAGCCATAACCAATTACTAGATTACCTCTAGCGTCATGCCCCCAGTATGGCCAAATATTGGCTTCTTCAGCTTGCTGCTTGGCATAGTTCCTAACTTTTTCACGCCAGTCAATAAACTCACCATTATCTGGTGTCGTTACCCAAGAATAATCAGATTTCAAATTTGGGTTAGCATCTGCGGCATCCTCATCAATAGACCAATAGAATGAACCATCATCCTTTTCTCCAGATAAAGTTCGTTCGGACGCATTCTGCTCCAAATAATACAGCTTATTAACGTATCCACCAACAATCATTTTGGAAGTGGGTTCAGATATTAGTTCACGACCAACGCTATTACTTACAGTTCCATATGTAGTTTCAGCAGTATTTACGAAATTTTCAATAGCAGTAAATACCGGTGGATTTGCCCTACTAATGAAGTGGGGAACTATATAGTTAGTACCATTTCTATATTCCAACCGAATGAAGTAATCACATATTGCATCATTACTTATTTGCTCAATAAGTTCCAATAAAGTTAGTTTGTCATGCCCTGTAACACGATAGTTAGTTCCACAAATACTTAATAAATTCGCCAAATCTACATAGTATGAATGTCCTAAATAACTTATTGGTGTTGTAGTTATTAAGGATTGTAAGGTTTGGACTAGAAGAATTCCATTCATTCCTCCACTAGCACTAGTAGTTCCAGAGTTTCCAAATCCACTACTCTCTAAGTATCCATATACGTTGTAGATGTTTGGAAGTCCAAATGTTATTCCTGTATATCCAAATAGAATTACTTGAGTTCCACTAAGTAGTTCTCTGGGGTCATTTATGGTTACATCAAAGATGAATCCCGATTGCCCACGATTTCTCTTCCAAGCTTTGATTATTCCACCAAACTTCCATCCATTATAATCGAAGTATGTTGGCGTTCCGACTTGCGGTATAATAAACGTCTGCCCAGCATCCTCAACCAAGTTAATAGAAAGAGAAGATGGTGTGCTCGACCATCCTAATGATGAGTTTATGCTTTGAATTGTTGCACCAAGATACGTTAATTGGTCCTCTGGAAAAGCCATATATCCTCCTTTTCAAATTCCATTAGATTCGACTGGTTCATTTTCAACCTTAATTTTCTTCTTTCTGCCCCCTCTTGCACCGTAATATCTCGCTGAATAACAAGTGAGAATTTTCATAATATCCTCTGCCAATTCTTCTTCGTATTTCTTGTCTTTCACTTCCATTATTTCAACGGTAATTTCAAGATTAGTAAATATGGCATCCAGATATTCATAGCCAAATCGGGCAAGCCTGTCTTTATATTCAATCAATACTCGTTCAACTTTTCCTTCAAAACACATTTTAATTAACTTATGTATGCCGTTTCGTTTCTCATTTATCCCGCTGGCAATCTCGTCAATTAAAACATACTTATAGCCTTTTGCTTCTGCGTGTTTTCTCAACCTATCTTTTTGCCGTTCAAGGTTCTCTTTCTGTTTGGCGGTGGAACATCTGGCATAAATCACAGTCAACTTTTCTTGTTTCTCTTTCTCGACTCCCATATAAGCGTCTAAATCTTCCTGACGGAAACGCCTATGTTCGCCAGTAGTCTTGAAAGATTTTATGTTTCCGTTGTTGGCAAGTGTCTTGAGTGTGTTAATTGACACCCCAAGATATTCACTTGCTTCTGTGATTTTATAGATTTTCATACTTTAAGCCTAAACAGTTTTTCAACGCCTCTTTTTGCCCCCGTGTTTTTTGCTAAACTACTTACAATCTCTTTTTGCCAAACGCACTCAAAATCATCAGGTGCATTATATTCAGATACAAATATGATGTGTCCTTTACTTGCCATATCTCTGCACCATTGCCAAAAAACAACGTGATTAAAGTCGTCTTTGTATTTGGTTGTCCCCTCATAAGGTGGGTCGCAATAAATCAAACTATTCTCAGGTATTTGTAAGTCCAAATAACTTTCATTTACTAATCTTACACCTTGCAACAATGGGCTTTGATTTATTGCATTTTTATAACTTTCGGCTACATAATCACGTTTGTTTAATCCATCTCTACACCATCCACCAAGCCATTTACCACTATAAGAAAACGCAAATCCTGCATAACCTTTGTATTTATAATCATCGCTTTTTCTTAAAGCCTTGTAATCAGCTTCAGTAAATTGGCTGTTGTTTTTTGGCAAGTCCACCACACAATCTCTAATGGCAATTAAAGCATCAATTAAATAGTGGTTAATGTCTGCACCTATTCTTTTACCTCGCACCTTATCAATCATATTTCCACCTCCAACAAATGGCTCTACCCACCACTGGTCAGGTTTTCTTTCTGCAAGCATAATCGGAAGGATGTGTTTGGCTATCCTGTTTTTACTTCCCATGTATTTCATTGTTTTTCAACTCCTTAACTAAATTCTCGTTTGCATCAACAATCTTCTGCATATCCTCAACGGATATTTCTTTTTCCAACGGCTCAAAGAAATAAACCTTCTCGTCCTCTATCTC